ACCTGAGTGATTCGACAGTAAGAAAGATTCAGGGTGAGTTCACGACGATCACGCTTCAGGCCGGATATGAAACCGGCAACTTCGGCATTCTGTTTCAGGGAACCATCAAGCAGTTCATGCGTGGGCGTGAGCGCAATGTCGACTCGTATCTCGACATCTGGGCGGCCGATGGCGACGAGTTCTATAACTTTGGCCTGCTGAATCAGACGATCGCGGCTGGCAGCACGCCGGAGCAGGTTCTGGCCGCAATCTTCCAGCAGAACTCGACTGATGGGAAGTTGCCTTACGCCACAGACGTCAATGGCCTGGTCGGCGGCATCCCCGCGCAATCTCTCGCCCGCGGCAAGGTGCTGTGGGGAATGAGCCGCGATTATGCTCGAGACTGGTCGAACAAATACGGTTTCCGCTGGAGCATCCAGAACGGGCAGGTTGTAATCGTGCCGGTGACAGGCTACAGGCCTGGCGAGGCGGTGAAGCTTTCATCGACGACTGGCCTTATTGGAATCCCGGAAGCTACAGCAGATGGCGTGCGGGCTCGAACACTTCTTAACCCACTGATTCGTGTGGGCTGCCTTGTCCAGATTGAGCAGGCCGACATCAATACGCTGACGGTCGTGCAGCAGGGTTTGACTTACACGGGGTTATCTGCGGCAGCTCAAACTACAGCAGCAGGCTTCTACCGTGTACTTGTCAGCGAGACTGAGGGCGATACGCGCGGTCAGCAGTGGTACACAGACCTGATTTGCCTGGCAGTGGATACAACGGCCCGGGCGTCGGAGTCGGTGCGGGTTGCTGGTTAGTTGTGGAGATTGTCGACCATCGTATATCCGAGCCACCGCTGGCCACTGCCGCCTCGCCAAATGATTGCGACGTAGCGCCATTGTTTCTGTAAGAAGTATTGCTCTGATCTGGCATCCGGCAGTTCAATCTGCACCTTCGTGTCCTTGTCGGAAAATGCGCAACCTCGCTGTTGTAGTAAAGACGTTAAGAGTGGCGTCATGGCGTTCGCTCTGAAGGTCTTTGATGCACCAACGATGTCATCGCTATACCCGCATACAAGAGACGACGGAGATAGAAAAACGGGCCTCTTCAGATCCGGCAAACCCGGAATTGCGGATGGCTTTGGTTCGAGATCATCGAGGCCAGACGCATTGGCACTCGAAACCCCCGCGATCAAGATTGCGGCAAACAAAATCTTCATCTCTATATGCTCCAATCAGAACGCTCAGCCGACCATGAAGAGGCGTTGAGAATCGCTCTCGATGGGCATCAGGCGGGTATCTGGACAGCGCTTCCGGCGATCATTCAGAGCTTCGATTCAGAAGCCATAACTTGCACGGCGCAGCCAGCGATTAAAGGACTCGTCCGCGCAAAGGATGGTAGCACCTCCTGGGTTCAACTCCCCTTACTTGTGGATGTTCCGGTCTGCTTCCCGCGCGGAGGCGGCTGCACCCTCACCTTCCCGGTCACTCAGGGAGATGAAGCGCTGATCGTGTTCTCGTCACGCTGCATCGACTCCTGGTGGCAATCCGGCGGCATTCAGGTTCAAGCTGAACTGCGGATGCATGATCTATCGGACGGGTTTGCGCTTCCGGGCCCATTCAGTCAGGCGACGAAAATTGGCGGCTGGAGCGGAAACTCGACGCAACTCCGAAGCAATGACGGCTCGACCTATTTCGATCTGAACCCGACGACGCAGAAGGTAAAGATCGTTGCGCCGGGCGGATTTGAGGTGGATGCTCCGACGAATCTGTTCACAGGCGCCGTGACCATCCAAGGTCTGCTTACTTGGCTCGCCGGTATGGCGGGCAGCACGGCCAGTGGTGTCGCAGCAACCATCACGGGAATCATCAATTTCATTGGGTCGGTTACATCGAACGGGAAGGCGATCGACAGCACTCATACGCACCCAGACCCGCAAGGCGGCAACACTGGGCCGCCTAATTGATTTGCTCAACATAGGCCCACTTCGGTGGGCTTTTTTACGCCCATACGAAATGAGATACCGAGAACTGTCCGCTTCGGGCGACTACCAGATTGGGCAGGGGCAAGCCAATTTCCTGATTAATACGCCGGCCACGGTCGCCCAGGCTGTTCAGACACGCCTGCTACTGATCGCGGGCGAATGGTTCCTCGATACGACGACCGGTGTTCCGTACAGCACAGAGATTCTGGGCTACGGAACCGAAGCAACCCGAGATATTGCGATTCAGGAAATCATCCTTGAGACGCAGGGTGTGACTGAGATTGTCGACTACGCAAGCACCTTTGATCCGACGACCCGCAAGTTTTCAGTAGCAGCAACGATCAATACCCGATACGGGCAAACGACAATCACGGCGACGCTCTGATGGCAACACTAGCATGTACGATCGATGCGACTGGTATCTCGGCGCCGTCCTATAACGACATCTTCGCCGCGCTACAGAACACATACTTGTCTATCTATGGTAGTGACGCGGTCTTAACGCCAGATAGCCAGGATGGACAGCTCCTCGCGGCATTCGCCCAGGCTATCAATGATTGCAATCAAAGCACGATTGCCGTCTACAACTCATTTTCGCCCAGTTACGCGCAGGGCTCTGGCCTGTCTAGCGTCGTCAAGATCAATGGCATCCAGCGAGAAATTGCGACTGCTTCGGCCGTCAATGTAGTTATCGTTGGACAGGCTGGCACGGTCATCACTAGCGGCATCGTCCAGGATGCAGCAGGGAATCAATGGAATATGCCGGGCTCCGTCACGATCCCTGTGACTGGCACTGTGACGGTTACTGCCACATGCGCCACCGCCGGCGCAATTGGAGCGGCCGCCGGAACGGTTACCAAGATTGCGACGCCCACGCTCGGATGGCAGTCGGTTACCAATCCTGCCGCGGCATCCATCGGAAACCCGGTTGAGACGGATTCTGCGCTGCGCCAACGTCAGACTATCTCGACGTCGCTCCCCGCCCTGACGCCGCTGAATTCGATCATCTCAAAGGTGGCGAACATCTCGGGCGTTGGCCGGTATGCAATTTACGAGAATCCGACGTCGATAGTTGATTCAAATGGATTACCGGCGCACTCGATCTCTGTGGTTGTTGAGGGTGGTGATGCCACCACGATTGCAACGACAATTGAGAAAACGAAGTCCCCAGGAACCGACACTTACGGCACAACGAGCATCATTGTGCAAGACCCGGCTGGGGTGCCAGTGGCAATCAATTTTTTCCAGCTGGCAGAAATTCCGGTTTATGCCGTGATCAACATCACGCCGCTAACGGGATATGTTGCAACGACTGGCACCTCTATCCAGTCCACGGCAGCGGCGTTCATCGAAGGCTTGGAGATCGGCACGGATGTGAACCTGAATAAGGTATTGGCTCCCGCCGGGCTTCAAGGGAATGCAGCAACAAGCTCAACGGGCCTTACCCAGACACAACTCAATGCGCTGTCAGAGACATACGACATAGATTCCATCTATCTCGCGCGCTCCGACATGACGACAACGGGTGGCCCGTATGTGGCAGGAACTGCAGCAGTCACGGTAGCAAATCCAGCACCTTATTCAATCGGAAAATCCATCACGCTCATTGCGAGCGATTCATCCGAGATTCCGGCCGTAATTACGTCGGTATCCGGATCAACACTTGGATTTAGCCCGGCAATCCCGGCGGGAAAGACAGTCAATAATGGATCTCTAGTGTATCTGGCCGGCAATCTACCGATCACATTTAACGCCGCAGCTCAGTGCACCTCTTCTAACGTCATCCTGAACACCTGATCTATGAGCGGCGATATCACTCCGTACACCTCGCTCATAACATCGGAGCACAACACACAGCCGAATTTCATGGCTACTGTGGCTGCACTCGTTCAGCCGCTTGCCGATATGCAGGTTTCGCTTGGCAGCATTCCTGCGCTGTATGACCTGAATTCTGCGGTCGGTGTGCAACTGGATGTTGTTGGGCAGTGGGTGGGTCGAAGCCGCTATCTGTCTGAGCCGATTGTCGGCGTGTATTTCAGCCTTGACACAGACGGAGTCGGCCTCGATCTCGGAACATGGCTAGGACCATTTGACCCGACCAGTGGCCTCGTTGCTCTGCCAGATGATGCATATCGAATTCTCCTGTACGCGGTCATAGCAGCGAATT